TTAGATTTCGTCACCAACGATTAGCGCGAAACCATGTTGGTGATCGATCTTCGATCGATAAAGCCTGCTGTCGTCAATTTTGCCCATGACCTCTGCCAACTGCTGCGCATGGTACTGAGCCACGAACAGAGGATCGGTCTCGTCTAGCCAGCGCTGTAGGTCGAATACCTCTTTCTGCGACTGCTTGGCTTCGACTGGTCCGCCGATAGGGTCGGCCAGAATGAGGGAGGCGCCGCCTCCGAGGATTGCTCTACGGCTGATCATCAGCGCACTCCTCTCTCGATCTGCCAGAGGCTGTCCCGCTGCGCTGCGTATTGTGCAGCATCGGCCGCGATGTTCCTGAGGGCGTCTCCGCAACGGATGTCGTAGTCCAGAACGATTTCCGCCTTGTTGTCCACGTCATCGGTGGTCTGCGGAGTTCTGTTCCTGGCGATGTCCACTATATGCTGGATGTAGTCGTTCATGGCCTCAATCAAGTTCTCCACCTCTATGCCGGCCGCGTTTCTTTCGCCGCATGTCTCAAACCGAGGCTGGTTCACAATCGCAAGGAAGCAGTCTCTTCCCAACTTTGCCGCTTCGTAGAGAGCCAGAAGTTCCCGCAGGCTGAGAGGCTCCACGCGAGCGCGGATGCCTCCAAGGGTGGATAGTGCGCCGCCGTAGATGGGGGTATCGATGCTCATTGTACTGTCTCTCCTCTCTCAAGCGCGGACAGGTAGGTTTCGTGCAGCGTGTCGATCCGACGCTCGATCTCGTTGATCGAGAAAATCAGAACTCCGATGTCCCTCCGGCTTATTCTGTAAAGCATCATGTCGCCGTCCGTAGTGTCAGCCGCCGCCAAGGCGCTGTCTGTGAGGTCGGCAGTAATATGCGCCATGTACGTGAGTTCGCTGATCTGGTCCTCTAGCGCCCGCATTGCTGCGGCCACTTGCTCGTCGGTTGGCTTGGCCCTATTCTTGGCTTCCATTGTCGTGTTCCTTGTGAGGGTTCCGGTGGTGGTTAGGATCGGGGAGGGTTCCAGCCCTTTCCGATCCCCTGCATTCAGGCGTTGCTGTTCGCCTCTAGCTTTGCGTAGAATTTGTCCCGCAGCTCGCTGGATCGACGGTTTACTTCGTTCCATGCGAAAGACAGCTTCCGCATTTCCACATCTCCCAGCTGGACCGTGATGATCGGTCCATTCCGCTTGCCTGTCTGACAGTCTCTCATGTGCTCTTCGAGCAGACCTGCGAGGATAAGGGCCATGTCGGACAGATCGGATATTTCTCCTTCAAGGTCCGAAAGTCCTTCCTCCCAATGCGGACTTGGTTCAGGCATCTGCTTCCTCCGTCGCTTGTTTCGATGCCAATAATTATGTGCATCGTTAATCCTTTGTCAATAACTGCGGCAGTAGATATTGCAATAAATATGCAATAGGGCATATTAGGATCAGAAGCGAAGAGAGGATTGAAAATGGGCCGACCGCCTGTGCCGCCGCACCTAAAACGGGACCAGCGACTCGTGGTGATGATGACGAAGACTGAGATCGAGAAGCTGCAGGGAGCCGCCCAGGCGTCAGGCGCGGCGAGCCTTAGCGATTGGATAAGGGACAAGTTGCTTGAAGCAGCGCATGCCTAGCGAATCAGTCTGCAGCGCTGTGAATGTTCATTGGATGTTCTGTGGATAACTTACCCCCCAAGAGAGAGTAAGGTTATGAATTCGCACGGTAAATCTTTGGCCTGTGGATAGCGTGTAGGACCGACATGCTGACTGGCATCGACGGCGACAGATGCGTTATAACATTAGCGCACCACTGGCTAAGGTGGTGGCTCGTCAAGAAAGGAGTTTGCATGGCTTATCTGACCTCGGCGCAGGTCCGAGACCGATACAAGATTTCCGACATGACTTTGTTTAGATGGAGTCGTGAAGAAGGAATGGAGTTTCCGAAGCCGTTCGTCGTCAAGCGGCGCAAGCTGTACGACGAGGACGACTTGATCAGGTGGGAACGAAAGCGGGCGAAACTCGCCCAAAACAAACAGGCAGTGCGCGCAACAGCCGGCAAGCATCAAGCGCACACTGCCCAACTTGGTAACGCGGAATGACCGCGCTTCTCCCATTTCCATCAACAGCACAGGAAAGAACCGCTGATGGCAAGCAGAGCTAAAGCACAGATATCCGGAAGAATCCAGCTATTAGAAGACGGCGATCCGAAGGGATTGCCTATCACTCTCGTGGGACGCGACTGGTGGGCTCTGCAAGAGCTTATCAAGGCTGGGAAAAAAGGCTGCACGCCGATCGACAACCCAGTCCCTAGGTGGGGTCACTACGTCTGGAAAATTCGTCAGGCGGGCATCGATGTGGAGACTATCCACGAGTCCCACGGTGGGCGATTCCCTGGCCATCATGCTCGGTGCCTTCTCAAGTCGCCGTTGGTCGTCCTCGAAGACGTGAGGGCAGCAGCATGATAGCATCGTCCTTCTCACGTAACTGGCCTCCTGTCCGCATCGATCGCCTGCGGGCACTACAGGCCAACGCTCGCAAGTCGGGTTTCAAGCTCATCGCACGTAACGGCGGGAATAGGCGGGTATTCCTGGCGCACCTGTCCTTCTGGAAAGCCGACAATCTCGCCTCCTCCTTCTGGGACATTGAAGAGGCCGAAGCGTGGCTTTCTCAGCAGGGAGCTGACGCATGACTGAAGCAGACGAGAAGATCAACAAGGCTGCTCTCTGGCTGGCTTCGCAGACCGATCAGCAGCCGAACATCATCCACACGCTTCGCCAGAAGTTCGACATCACCGCTGTGCAGGCCGCTAAGGCTTGCACAGCGGCGAATGACGTTCGGAAAGAGCGGAGGGCGTGACTTGGGTGCTTTCGCTGAATGGCAACCACAGTATGCGGAGCGAGGCATAGCCACGTTCCCCGTCGATATCCTTGAGGATGGCCGGAAGAAACCGGCTGTTGGGGGGTATCTCAAGCTGGGGGCGAGATACAGCGCCCAGCTCACCATGAAGTTCGGCGGGTGCGACGCGCTCGGCCTTGCTTGCTCGAGCAACAAGATCACGGTCCTTGATGTAGACACGCCTGATGAACGGGTTCTTGCCGACGCTCTTTCCCGCCATGGCCAAACGCCTTTTGTGGTTCGTACAGGATCTGGCAACTGGCAAGCCTGGTACCGTCACAACGGGGAGAGTCGGAAGATCCGGCCGGAGTCGGATAAGCCGATAGACATCTTGGGGGGCGGCTACGTTGTCGCCCCTCCATCAATGGGGAGGAAAGGTCGGTACGAGCTCGTACAGGGCAGCCTTGATGACCTCGCCAATCTCCCTCGGATGCTTCCCCTCGCAAAGCCTGCAAACGACGCCGGCTGCAAGGAAGACGTCAGACAGGAACGTGAGCCAGTCCTCGGCAAGATCAAGGACGGTAGAAACGATGCGTTGTGGCGCCATTGCATGAAAATCATTCGAGGCTGCGCAAACGTTGAGGAACTGATGGGGAAAGCCATGGATCACAATCGCGAAGCTTTCTATGAGCCATTGCCGGATGCGGAAGTCCTGAAGGTTGTTGCCTCCGCTATGACTTATGAGCGTGAAGGCAAGAACTGGTTCGGCCATGGGGCGCGGGTCGTCATGGAAAACGACATCGTTGATAACCTCGCTGCGACGGAACCACGGGCGTTCGCTCTGTTCACCATACTTATGCGCCACCACTGGGGCCGGACCTTCAAGCTGGCAAAGGCTCACGCAGCTCACATTGGATGGGCGGTGAACACTTGGCGAGATGCGCGGGATGTACTGATCCGGGTCGGGCTTATCGAGTGCATTCATGAAGGCGGGAAAGGCCCGAACGATCCGCCGGAATATCAGTTTGCTAAGGGGGTTAAAAAATGACCCCAATAAGAAACATAACACCCTCTCTCCTCCTTCTCCTCTCTCGTCATGAACCGGGTCTTTTCTCCTTTCCGACAGCTGAAATCAGGGAAAATGAGGGGTCGGCAAAAAATTTCGGCGCTGCGGCGCCAGACCACCCACGAATTAACGGCGGTTTTCGCAACCCCCTGATAATCAACAACACGGCTCCGATTTCGGCGAGATTATTCCGAGATTATCAGGCGGAAATCTTCAAGAAAATCAGCGGAAGCTGGCAACGCCCGTTCAACGGTCGCTCAACAGCCGTGCAACGGCTGGGCGCACCATGGGCGCAAGGCGGGCGCAGATCGGGCGCAGGTATTAGACTGGTCCCGCTGGCTCTTTCGGCTTGGGCAACGCAGGCGCGGCGCAGCCGGAACGCACGGAAGGCGCTGGATCTGCTGGGGTTTCACGAATCTCCAACGCAAGGAGAACGCACGGCCAACGCAGCTGAAACGCAGAGCGAAACGCAAACCGAAACAAGGTTTTCGCTGGCAAGCCTCTGTATCTCATTGGGTTTCGGGCTGCAGGTAAACAGGATTGAAACAGGTTCCGCCATGGGATTGTCCTGTGACAGTCACGGGACAGGTCACGGGACAACCAGCGGGGCAGGGAGGGGCGCATGATGATCCTGAACGTCTCTCGAAATGACGACGGGCAATATGAGATTGTCGACCGGCTCGGCAAGCGGTTCAGAGGTCCGTTCGAGACCAACGCCGAAGCCTGGCAGGCGCTCGATCGGCTGGACGGCGAAATGGCTGTGCCTCAAAAGCGGCGCCGCAATAAGCGGGTGCTTTGGGGCGAGCCGTCGAAAGGGAAGCGCAGCGAGAAAGGCCACGGCGGCTCTAAGCCATTGGCGGCAAACAAAACCGGCCAAGCAAATGCCAAGCAAACGGCAAAGCAAAAGCGCAGCAAGGAGAAGCAGGACCGCAAGATGCGGATCAATGCCGCCAAGGCTCCCGGCTGGGTTCGCAGCGTAGCGGCGGTTAAGTTCGATCCTGCCGGCGAGCGGGCCTATCGGGACCACAAGCTGGGCACGTTCGGTGCCGCGTCTGAGGTAAGGCGGATCGATCCGGCTGAGTATCTGGCCGAGAAGGCGAGGGGGCTATGATGGAAGCGCGTCATTTTCCCCTCTTCGAGACCCGGCCGGATGAAGCCTATGTCGAACGCTGGAAGGATCATATCAGCGAGACAGGCTATCCGGAGACCTTCGACAACGTCTCTACGGTTCGGCCCTTCGACATGGCCGGCGTCGTCGTTCTCTCGGGTGAGCTGAAGGTTCCTATCATCCGTCGTGAGGATCAGGCGCTGGTTCCTTGCCCGCTCTGCTCGCCCAACAGCCCGAAGTTCGGCGTCGGCCGGCAGGTGTATTTCCCGGCAGAGAAGACGGTGCTCTTCATAGGCCATGACTGCGCGAAGCGGCACATTGGCGAAGACTATGTCGCTGCCGACCGGGAATACCGACGCGAGGCGAAGGCGAAGCGTATTCTGGACATCTGGGGTGAGCTGCAACGCAAGGCGCCTGATCTGCGTGAGACTGCTGCCAAGCTCCTGCCAGTGGCGGCGGCGCTGGAGCAGGCGAGGAACGAGTTCGGGAAGCAAGCCGGTGAATTCCTGCACAACATGTTGAGCGAACATCGGTTCGGCTCCTCGGGCATAACAGAGACCGTCGACACAGGGCTCAGGGACCGCAAGGGAAAGAAGGTCTACGAGACTATCCAGATCGGAACGCTGGTCGGGCATGAGTTCTGCGAGAAATTTTCGCCGGCAACAAAGCTGCGGGCCATCATCAAGTCGCTTGAGGATCTGGATCATCCCTTACCTGACTGGCGTCCTGGCGACGAGGAAGGCGGGGAGCGGCTCGACGAGATCCTGCGGCGCGGTCGTACTGCCATTAGTGCGGTCAATAGGATGAAGACCATCCGCGACCACGTCTCGGATGCAAGACGCTTCCTGCACGTCAACAACCTGAAGCTCTTCGAGCGGTGGGGCGAGCTCGACAGTTCTCCATTCGATCGGCTCGACTTCCGGCGCAAAGGCTCATGGATCTTCCTGGATTCGGTTTCCTTCTACGGTCACCACAAGGCCAGCTTCAAAGTCTCTGACGACCTGTTCGGGCCCATCCCTGATGTGACATCGAATCTCTTCCAGATCAGGGGATTTGAGCAGGAATAACGGTCTTGGCGGGTGCGGGGCCCGCCAGCCTCTGCTAGTTATGTTATTCAGTTACGACGCGGCAACGAGGGCCAACTTCATGGCGAAATGGTACGTGGTGCGGGTGAGGGCAGGGCGGCAGGCGCGGGCAACCCAAGACCTGCGAAACGCTCGGGTAGAGTTCTATCAACCGGTGATGCGCAAAGAGATCCGCCATCACCAGACGAAGAAATGGATCATGCGGGAGTTCCCAGTCTTCACCGGCTACGTCTTCGCCAGCCTCTGGATATCAGACTTCGGCAAGCTCCGGGACATGCCGTATGTTCTTGGCATCCTGGGTGACGGGGAAGGGAGCCCCATCCCGATATCGAATAACGTGGTGCAGATGGTGATGGATGCGCAGGACCGCGGGGACTTTGACGAGCTGCGGCCAACCCAGCGGCGCCTTAGGCCGGGAACTCAGGTGCAGGTCATGGACGGGCCTTTGGCCGGCCACTACACGACAATCACAAGCGTGGTGGGCAAGCGGGCGATCAGGGCTGTGGTCGGTTTCCTCGGGTCGCACAGGGAAGTTGAGATACCAGTTGAAAAAGTGCGCAAGGTGGCTTAGATTGCGCACTACTGAATTGTGGCCTGTTCAGTTGGGGGCGATCTAGTCACCCGCGGGGCTTAGGGAGAAAAATCAGTGTCTCCCGCTTGGGCCGCATATTGCCTTTTTTCGTAAACAGCTATCGTTGGTGCTTCACTGCGCTGATGAAGTTCGGCGACGTAACGTTGATCACCTTTCCGGGCACCACCGTTGGTGGACTATCATCCTCACTTGGCGAGGATCCCGACAGGTACATCACGGATGGGTTATCTACACGGTGGGAGACGACCACCCGATGATCAAGAACGGGTTGACGTTGATCGAGGTTAAGCAGTCTCGCTAATGCCCAAGCCTGACATCCGAAGCAAAGAGGCAGAGGCATACCGCAAGCTCTACAAGACAAAGCGGTGGCAAGACACTAGAGACAGGCAGCTTCGTCTCCAGCCCCTATGCGAGCGGTGCGCCAAGGCAGGCAAGGTAACAGTCGCCACGGTCTGCCACCACGTAGACAAGAGCACGAAGGATAACCCGGCCACGTTCTTCGCTGGTCCATTCGCATCGATGTGCAAGACCTGCCACGATGGAGCAATCCAGAAGGAAGAACGCTCAGGCCGCATAGAAGCGCAGTTCGATGCTTCTGGTAGGGTGATGTGGTAGAGCCACGAAACGCCTCTCAGCGGGCAACGTCGGGCGATTGGCAGGGTATGCAGGAGGGGCGGGGCGGTCAAAAGTCTAAGCCCTTCGGCCTCTGGACCGGCGCCCCCAACGAAAAATCAGTAATCGTAACAAATCGGATTTTGGCCGGAAGGTTTTGACATGGGTACTCGCGGACCTCGCTCTGCGGCATCGCTTGAGATAACCGCCAAGACGCTGGAGACGGTAGAGCGGCAAAAGGCACCGCACGAGCTTACGGACGAAGAGACGGAAGTCTGGTTCCATGTCGTCAATTCATGGCCGGCTGACTGGTTCACGCCAGCTACGGTTCCGCTCCTGGCGCAATATTGCCGGCACGTCATCCAGGCTCGCCGGATCGCGGAACTGATCGAGCGGGCGACGGGAGACCCGGAGCTGTCGGTGTCGGACTATGACCGGCTTCTGAAAATACAGGAACGAGAGAGCCGCGCTATCGCGTCCTTGGCGACGAAGATGCGGATCTCGCAACAGGCGACAACAAATCACCGTGGCAACCAAAAAAATCCAACGACCCGCAAGCCGTGGGAGCGGTGAAACCCGTGCTGAGCGCAACATAAGATGGGTGGAGCAGTATTGCCGAATCCCAGAGGGTAAATTCGTGGGGCAGCCGCTCAAGATGGCTGACTTCATGAAGGACGACTTCCGGGCCATCTTCGACAATCCGGCCGGCACTCGTCGGGCGATTATCAGCCGTGGTCGCAAGAACGCTAAGACGGTCGAGACGGCAATTATCATGCTGCTGTTTCTCGTCGGGCCGGAAGCTGCCCCAAACAGTCAGCTCTTTAGCGCGGCTCGATCGCGTGACCAGGCGGCGGTTCTGTTCAATCTGGCGGCTAAGATTGTCCGGCTTGACCCGGTATTGAGTGACAACCTCGTCATTCGAGACACTGCCAAGGAAATCTTCTGCTCGGAACTGGGATCGAAATACAAGGCGCTTTCTGCAGAGGCGTCTACGGCGTTCGGCCTATCGCCCCGTTTTATCGCTCATGACGAGCTGGGGCAGGTTAAGGGACCGCGAGACCCGCTCTATGACGCGCTGGAAACGGCGGTCGCGGCGCAGGATAACCCGCTGTCGGTGATTATCTCGACACAGGCGCCCGATGATGGCGATCTGCTGTCAGTGCTGATCGATGATGCCAAGACAGGACGCGACCCGCGCACGGTTTTGCGGTTTCAGACGGCGGAACCGGATCTCGACCCGTTCACAGAGGAAGCAGTAAGGGCGGCGAACCCTGCGTTCGATCTCTTCATGAACAAGGCGGAAGTCCTGGACATGATGGAGAACGCCAGAAACATGCCATCCCGGCAGGCCGAGTACGAAAACCTCGTGCTCAACCGACGTGTTGATGCGTCCAATCCGTTCGTCTCGCCGGCTATATGGAAGGCCTGCGGCGGGCCGGTGGCGGATAGCTTCGAAGACCTCCCTGTTTACGGCGGTCTCGACCTTTCGGAAGTTTCGGACTTGACGGCGCTGGTTCTTGTCGCTCCGGTTGACGGGGTCTGGAACGTCAAGCCGACCTTCTGGCTTCCCGGCGACGGGTTGACCGAAAAGGCAAGGGCAGACCGCGTGCCCTACGACTTGTGGAAGTCGAACGGGGATCTGGTCGCGGCGCCGGGGAAGACAGTCGATTATGAATATGTGGCGCGGCATCTGCGCAGCCTTTTCGATGATCTGGACATTCGGAAAATAGCATTTGACCGATGGAACTGGCGTCATTTGAAGCCCTGGCTGCTTAAGGCGGGCTTCTCGGAAGACCAGCTAGAGGGTGACAACGCGGTATTTGAGCCGATGGGGCAGGGGTTCCAGTCCATGTCTCCGGCTCTTCGCGACCTCGAAAGCGCATTGCTCAACCGCAAGATTGCTCACGGCTCCCACCCGATCCTCGAATGGTGCGCCAGAAACGCCACGGTTCAAAGCGACCCGGTCGGTAATCGCAAACTGAGCAAGTTGAAATCGCATGGCCGCATCGACGGCATGGTGGCTCTGGCAATGGCGATGTCTGTTGCAGGGACGCATGAAGAGAAGGCGCCGCCTCAATTCCAGATGCTGGTCTTCGGCTGATCTAACCACATTCAACGAACCATTGGAGGTCGTCATGACAGTGACGCGCCGCGCATACTCGTACCTCAACATCAAGTCGGTGAATGAGGAAAAGCGCATCATCCGCGGCATAGCGACGACCCCTGCCGTCGATCGTGTTGGCGATGTGGTCGAGCCTTTGGGCGTGAAGTTCACGAACCCGATGCCGTTCCTCTGGCAGCACGACCATTCTCAGCCGATCGGCACGGTGAAGTTCGACAAGCCCACCAAGGACGGCATCACCTTCGAAGCAGAAATCCCGATGCTGGACGAGCCGGGAACGCTGAAGGATCGCATTGACGAGGCTTGGCAGTCCATCAAGCTCGGCCTGGTCCGCGCCGTTTCCATCGGTTTCCGTGCCATCGAATACAGCTTCATTGAGAACGGAGGGATCCGGTTCTCTGAGAGTGAAGTGTTTGAGCTTAGCGCCGTCACGATCCCGGCCCAGCCGGACGCGGTGATGACCAGCATCAAGAACATGGACGAACGGGGTCTCTCGGTCGTCAAGCAATTCGACACGAACGCTCCCGCCGCGACCGGCACAATCGAGCGTCCTGCCGATGTCTCTCCCGGCGCCTCGGGAAAATCTCACAAACCCGTCAATTTGCGCCCGAAGGAGGGCACTGAAATGAAGACCATCGCAGAACAGATTGCGGCATTGGAGGCGTCTCGCGCTGCCAAGTCCGCACGCATGGCCGAAGTCATGCAGAAGTCCATGGACGAAGGCCGTTCTACCGACCAGGCCGAACAGGAAGAGTTTGATACGCTCTCCCAAGAGGTCGAGGCCATCGATGGCGACCTGAAGCGTCTCCGCACCATGGAGAAGATGCAGGCTTCCGCCGCAAAGCCGGTTGCCGGCCAGAAGTCGGAAGAAGGCACGCAGGCCCGCCAGGGGCTCGCACCGGTAACGGTGAAGGCACCGAAGGCAGACAAGGGCATCGAGTTCGCCCGTCTCGCCAAGGTCAAGGCTCTGTCCTACCTGAACCGCGAAAGCTCCCGAGATATCGCCAAGCAGCTCTACGGCGAGAATTCGGTCGTTTACGGCATCGTCAGCAAGGCGACTGTCGTTGCCGGTTCTTCGGTCTCTGGCAACTGGGCGGAGGATCTGGTCGGTGACGAGACCTCTGTCTATGCGGACTTCGCAGAATACCTCCGCCCGATGACCATCCTCGGCAAGTTCGGCAACAACGGCATCCCGGCCCTTCGCCGCGTACCGTTCCGGACCCCGCTGATGGGCCAGACTGGCGGCGGCCAGGCCTACTGGGTTGGTGAAGGCAAGCCGAAGCCACTGACGGCATTCGATTTCAGCCGCACCACTCTGGATGAATTGAAGGTCGCAACCATCACGGTCGTGACCGAAGAACTCATCCGGAAGTCCAGCCCTTCGGCTGATGCCATCCTCCGCGATGCTCTGGCGGCTGCTGTCGCAGAGCGCATTGACGAGGATTTCATCGACCCTGCCAAGGCTGCTTCTGCCGGCGTGTCCCCGGCGTCGATCACCAACGGCGTCTCGGCCATCACCTCCAGCGGCGCAACTGCCGATGACATCCGTGCTGATGTCCGCTCGGCAATGGCAACGTTCATCGACGCCAACAACGCTCCGACCTCTGGCGTGTGGATCATGTCCGCGACTACGGCACTCGCCCTGTCGCTGATGATGAACCCGCTCGGCCAGGCGGAATTCCCGGGCCTGACCATGAACGGCGGCACCTTCGCCGGCCTCCCGGTCATTGTCTCGGAATACGTCCCGGCTGACAGCGGCGGCGGAATGGTCGTCCTGGCGAACGCATCCGACATCTACTTCGCAGATGAAGGCGGCGTTCAGGTCGATGTCTCCCGCGAGGCATCGCTCCAGATGCTGGACAACCCGACGAACGCCTCCGTCGATGGAACGGCAACGTCCATGGTCTCCATGTGGCAGACCAACAGCGTGGCATTCCGCGCAGAGCGGATCCTGAACTGGGCAAGGCGCCGCTCTTCGGCCGTCGCTGTCCTCCAGGACGTCAACTGGGGCGTAACCGGCTCGTAAGCCTTTCCTCCCGGCAAAGAGAAGGGTCGCGAGCAATCGCGGCCTTTCACCATTTCAAGAGGGCCAAGCGATGAAGAAGAACTCCACCTATATGACGCGGGCGCTGCAGGCGTCAGACCGCCGCTATGCTGTGGTTCTGGGAAAGCTCGGCCATACGGCTCCTTTGCTGCCGACGATCGGCAAGCGTGACCCGCTCGACCACGACGGCAACGGAGTGAAGGGCGGAAGCCCGAAGCCGGAACATTCAGACGAGCTTTCGGCCCTCCGCTCCGAATATCAGGAGAAGGTCGGCAAGAGGCCCTTCCACGGCTGGGATGCGGAAACGCTGAAGGCCAAGATCGCGGACGCGGGTTGAACCTATGCGCCTTTTCGGCTTGGAAATCACGCGCAACCGCGAGAAGGCCCTTTCTCCGGTTGGTGAACGCGGCTGGCACCGCATCCTGGAGAGCTTCTCCGGGGCATGGCAGCGGAACGTGGAAGTCAACTATGACTCCGTTCTGTCGAACCATGCAGACTTTGCGTGCCGCACGCTTATTGCCTCCGACATCGCGAAGCTGCGCGTCAAGCTCGTCCAGAAGGACAGCGACGGGATCTGGAACGAGGTTAACAATCCAGCCTATTCGCCTGTCCTGCGCAAGCCGAACCGCTACCAGAACCGAATCCAGTTCTTCGAAAGCTGGGTTTTGTCTAAGCTGCAGCGTGGCAACACGTATGTGATGAAGCAGCGCGACGGCCGCGGTGTGGTGACCGGTCTATACGTGCTTGATCCCACGCTGGTGACGGTCCTGGTGGCCGACAGCGGAGATGTCTTCTATGAGCTCCGCACGGACCATCTCGCAGGGCTTACGGAGCGCGTTGTCGTCCCGGCCCGGGAGATCATTCACGACCGGTTCAACTGCATGTTTCATCCGTTGGTCGGCATTTCCCCGATATTCGCCAGCGGTCTCGCTGCCATGCAGGGCCTATCGATCCAGAACGACAGCACGTTATTCTTCCAGAATGGCGCTCAGCCGGGAGGGGTTCTTACCGCACCGGGCGCGATCTCCGATGATACGGCAAAGCGTCTGAAGGAATACTGGGACTCCAATTTCTCTGGAAAGAACGCCGGCAAGGTCGCGGTTCTGGGCGACGGTCTCGACTACAAGGCAATGAAAGCCAAGGCTGTCGACAGCCAGCTGATTGAGCAGCTCAAGTGGTCGGCAGAGGTCGTCTGTGGCGTCTACCATGTTCCCACCTTCATGATCGGCGTTGGGCAGGAGCCGAACTATAACAACGTCCAGAACCTGACCATCCGATATTATTCGCAATGTCTGCAGAAGCTGATCGAAGACCTGGAGGCTTGCCTCGATGAAGGTCTTGGCATGGACGGCATTACCATCGGTGTCGAGTTCGACGTTGATGATCTGCTGCGCATGGACGCGCAGACCCAAATGGATGTCCTGGAGAAGTCGAAGGGCAAGATGACGGTCAACGAGCAGCGCAAGCGGCTCAACCTCAAGCCGGTCACGGGCGGGGATACGGTCTATCTGCAGGAGCAGGATCACAGCCTTGAATGGCTCTCCCGCCGTGATGCCCAGCCGATCGAGGCTCCGGCCGCACCAGAGCCGCAGTCGACCGAAGACGATGAAGCCCGTCAACAGGCGGAAGAACGCGCCTTCCTAGCCGAAGCTGCGCTGGCATTTCAGAAAGGCCTTGCCGCATGATTGACGCAAAAGCATTCGGCCAAGAACTCGCCGGCATGGTGAAGGCCCAGCTATCGCCCATCCTGACGCGCCTCGACGCGCTGGAGAAGCGTCTCGATGCCATCCCGGCGCCCGTTGACCTGTCCGATGAACTGGCGGCTCTCAAGTCGGCGGTGGAATCTATACCGCCTGTAGAATTGCCGGTTATCGAGGCTCCGGAGCTTCCCGACATCGGCGCGATGGTTGATGAGGCTGTGAAGGCTGCCGTAGCGGCTATTCCTGCCCCGCAGGACGGCAAGGACGGCGTTGATGGCAGGGACGGCGTGAGCGTGGCCGGTGCCTTCATCGATCGTGACGGAAGTCTCGCTATTACGCTCAGCAACGGCGAGGTGAAGAACCTCGGGCCGGTGGTCGGCAAGGATGGCCGTGACGGATTCAGCCTGGAAGACTTCGACGCCTCCTTAATGGAGGATGGAAGGACGGTTCTCTTGTCCTTCGCTGGCAAGGGCATGGACTACAAGGTGGAGCTAGGCTTCCCGGCAATGATCTACCGGGGAGTCTTCAATGACGGCCAGAAGTATGAGCCAGGCGATACCGTAACATGGGGCGGCTCTCTCTGGCATTGCGACGAGGCGACGGCCGAAAAGCCGGGCGACGGTTCCAAGTCGTGGACGCTCTGCGCCAAGAAAGGCCGTGATGGCAAGGACGGCGTGATGAAGGAAGCCAAGGCCGCGCAGCCGGTGCGCGTCGGTGTTCCATCGGGGGCGAACTGATGGCCTTTGCAACATTGGAAGAGACGAAGCAGGCGCTGCGCATCGATCACGATGACGATGACGACACCCTCGACATACTCATTCAGGCGGCTACAGGCGCCGTGGCGAACTATCTGAAATCGGCGGCGGATGACTACCTCGACAGCGGCGGGTCCGTTCCGAGTGGTATCGAAGTCCCTGCGGTCATCAAGACGGCTACGATCGTACTTGTTGGTTATTTCTACAAGAACCCAGACCAAGACCCTGAGAAGGACTTCGAGCGGGGATACCTCCCGGCTCCTGTCATGGCTCTACTCTATCCGCTGCGGGATCCGGCTCTTGCATGACGGCCCAGACTGTTAATCCGGATATTCCGGCATGGTGGCCGGCGTGGCGCGGTGAGACGTGCGCAATTGTCGCTGGCGGGCCGTCCGCAAAGGATCACGACTTCGACCTGCTCCGGAAGAGTGGCGCAAAGGTCATCGCGATCAATAATGCCCATCAGCTTGTGCCGTGGGCTGACATGCTCTTCGCCTGCGACTTGGCGTGGTGGAAGCGATACGGGCCGGGTCTGGAGTTCAAGGGGCTCCGTCTCTCGACTGACAAGCATTCGTGCAAGGCTTCGTGGGGCGTGCAGCAAGTCAACCTCGACCGGCCAAGCGATAAGCTGAACTTGATCCGTTACAACACGGTGGGATGGGGCGGGAACAGTGGCTTCCAGGCTCTCAATCTTGCGGTGCAGTTCGGGTGCTCGAAGATCCTCTTGATCGGCTACGACATGACGACGGTCAACGGGCTTCACTGGCATGGGCGTCACCCGCAAGGGATGAACAACCCGACCGAGCAGAACGTAAAACGGTGGCGGCGGGCAATAGATGCCGCGGCAGATGATCTGGATCCCTTGGGGGTCGAGGTCATCAACTGCAGCCGTTTATCGGCGCTGACCCGTTACCCAAAAATGACGCTGGAAGAGGCTTTGGCGTGAAGGTTTTCTCGGTCCTTCGTGCCGGTGGCGAGTACAAGCCGGAACACGTCCTTCGTCTCCAGAGGCAGGTAAAGGCGCAATTGAGCGGCGCGGACTTCTGGTGCCTGTCGGATGTCGAAATGCCCGGCGTCCAGACATTGCCGCTCAAGTACGACTGGCCCGGCTGGTGGTCGAAGATGGAGTTATTCCGCCCGTCGATCAAAGGGTGGATGCTCTATCTCGACCTAGACACTTCGGTGGTAGGAGATCTGAGCGAAATTGTCTCCCTTGAGGGGCTGACGATCATGCAGGATGCCTACCGGCCCGATGGTCTCCAGTCGTCGATCATGCTTCTCCCGGAGCATCTTCGGCATCATGTCTGGCATCACTGGATCGACAAGCCGGATCACTGGATGCGCGTCTACCGGAAGGGCGGCGATCAGGCGTTCCTCGAGCGGTTCTGGCTCGATCGGGCGAACCGGTTCCAGGACGAAGTTCCGGGGCAGGTCGTGTCCTACAAGGTCAACGTCCGCAAGGCGACAAGCAGAAGAGAATTTGGTGACGGAACGATCCCGGAAGGCGCCCGCGTGGTGTGCTTTCACGGGCTCCCGCGCCCATGGGACATAGGATGGTGATGAAGCCTTTCGAGCAACGCGGTTCCGCCATCATCCGGCGCTTGCCGAGCAACGCATCCATGGCAGAGGTCGGGGTTCTTCTCGGCGTCCTGTCGGAATACGTGCTTCGCCAGCGCAAGGATGTTTCGCTGCTGATGATCGACAGCTGGCAGACAACGGACAAGCAGCCGGAGAGCTACAAGGCAACGAGAGACGATCACGCGCTGCACAGCGATCCGAAGCGTGTCCTTTCCCACCGGCAGCAAGCAGAGAACAGGGCGAGGCATTTCCCGGGCCGCGCCACCATCATGGCAATGACCTCGCTTGAGGCTGCCGCGAAGGTTCCGGACGCCTCGCTCGATCTGGTGTTTCTCGATGCTGATCACTCCTACGAAGGGGTGAAGGCTGACCTGGCCGCATGGCTGCCGAAGGTGAAGCCCGGCGGTTGGATCGGCGGGCACGACTACGCCAACACAGATCCCCGGTTCCGTTTCGGAGTGACGGAGGCAGTTGACGAATGGGCGGCTGCCTATGGCCGTGATGTCGAGGTCGACGCCAATTTCACCTGGTTCGCGAGGGCGTGATGGCAATCGGTGCTGGCGATCTGCGCGAACAGATAGTTGTTCAACGGGCAACAACGGTCCCGAACGAGTTCAATGAACCTGTCGAGACGTGGGCTGACTATTATACATTTCGCGCCCGTCGAGAAGATGCAGGATCAGGCGAGAAGGACGCCGCGGGGCAGGTCGGCGCCTTTCTTATGGCTCGCTTCACCCTTCGCAGGTCATCCAAGTCTGATGGCATCCTGCAGACTGACCGGATCGTTCACGACGGGGGTACGTGGTCAATCAAGGAAAAGATGCGGCTCGCGGAAGACCCGTTGAAATTCATCCTCATCAAAGCCGTGCGGGACGCCGACTGATGGCAAAGACGACGGTGAAGATCGAGGGGCTCAAGGAGCTTGATCGAGCGCTAGGGCAGTTGCCGAAGTCGACAGCCAAGGCCGTCACTCGTCAGATCCTGCGCGATGCTGCCGAGCCTATGGCTCGCGCTGCCCGTCAGCTTGCGCCACGGGACGAATATCATCTGTACGAGAGCATAGATGTCTCGACGCGGCTGAACCGCCGGCAGAGGGCGATGCATCGGGAGACAGCATCGGAGACATTCTCCGAGATGTTCGTCGGCACCAACAACCCGGCGGGCGTCCAGCAGGAATTTGGAAACGAGCGTCATCCTGCGCAGCCGTTCATGCGTCCTGCCTGGGATGCCGAAAAGATGCCGACCCTGGAGCGGATTTCAAACTCGCTCTGGCTTCGGATCGAGCAGGCGGCGGCACGGCTGGCACGCAAGGCCGCAAAGGGCAAGTGATGGAAGAAGCACTTACTTCGCTGCTGGCATCGGTTGCTGGTGGGCGCCGCTATTGGAGCAGAGCACCGCAGACGGCGGCAAGGCCATTCATTGTCCTGACCCGCATTGACGGCCTGCCAAACTATCACATGCAGGGCGCTTCCGGCCTCGTATCTAGCCGCGTGCAGGTGGATGTCTATGCAGACACCTACACCGCCACCATCACGTTGGCGCGGCAGGTTAAAGCTCTGTTGTCCGGCTACAGCGGCGGCGACATTCAAGCCATCTTCATCGAGAGCGAAAGAAGCCTTCCGGCTGCGGACGCCGGGGAAGTCACGAACCTGTTCCGCACCTCCATCGACGTAACCATCCACCACGGAGAATGAGACCATGACCGACGCCCGCATTGGCTACGGCACCATCTATGAGATCTGGGACGCCAGCTTGACCACGCCCGCCTTTGTCGAGGTGGCCGAAGTCATCAACGTGACGCCTGGCGAAGCCACGGCAGACCGGATCGATGCTACCCACATGCAGAGCCCGAACCGGCGCCGCGAGTATATCTCCGGCCTGATCGACAACGGCGAGGCCAGTTTCGAAATCAACTGGGTACCGGGCAGCGATACAGACGTGCTCATCCGCGAACTGTTCGAATCCGGCGAGACCGTCGAGCATCGCATCACCTTCCCGGCCGCCGCTGGTGATCCTCGCCCGACCGTCACCTATGAGGCCTCGATTATCGGCTTCTCCAAGGCGATCCCGATCGATGACCGCATGACTGCCACCATCACGGTTGCGGTCTCGGGCGCTGAAACGTGGGGCACGGCTGCGTAATGGCTAATCCTGCTCGCGGATCAGTCGCCCTTCAGGCTGGCGACACGGCCTATACCGTCTCTTTCTCGGTCAACGCGCTTTGCGAGTTGGAAGACGCATTTGGGATGCCGGTCCAGAAGATCGGCTCCCTCTTCGATGACCCTGACAACGTCAGCATGACCAATGTGCGTAAGCTCGTCATGTGTGGCCTCCACGACAATCACGAGGACGTTGACGAGAAGCAGGCCGGCAAGATCGCAACGGGAGCCGGCCTTCAAACCTGCATGGATGCCATCAGTAAGGCGTTCCAGCTTGCTTTCCCGGAGGCAGCGGCAGGTGCAAACCCTCAGAAGGCGAAGGCTTCCGGCCGCTAGATCTGCTCCGATCATGGGTAGAAAGCGGACAGGATCCTTCGCATTTCTGGCGGCTCACGCTCCGAGAAATCAGCGTCATCCTCGAAGGAGCCGTTGCAAGGCTCCGGAGGGATCGCAACGAGAATATGGTTCTCGCCTGGCACATCGAAGCTCTGGCGAGACAGAAGAAGCTCCCGAAGCTGGACGACCTTCTCAAAAGCGAGAAGAGGCCGACTGGTAGGCGCCAGACGCCGGAGCAGATTCAGGCCACCGTGCGCGGCTGGCTTGGCTCCCGACACAGGAAGTAGGTGAAGAATGGCAAGTGCGGTCATTGGCGCCTTGAGGGTGAACCTCTCAATTGACACGGCGCAATTCTCCGAAGGCCTGAAGGGGATGCAGGCATCCATGCAGCGCGTCGGCAAGCAGATGCAGGGATGGGGCACGAAGATGTCCACCTACATCACCGCGCCGCTGTCCCTGGCCGGTGGAGCCGTCGCTGCGGCTGCCGCCGGCATGGCGAAGGACATGGACGAACTGCGCAAGGCGGCACAGATTTCCAATGTCGGCTTTGAGGAGTTCCAGAAGCTAGCCTTTGCTGCCAAGTCTGTAGGCATCGAGGGCGACAAGCTCGCCGACATCTTCAAGGACGTGAACGATCGGGTTGGCGACTTCAATGCGACCGGCGGCGGGCCGATGAAGGACTTCTTCGAGCAGATCGCGCCGAAGGTCGGCATCACTGCGGAGGCGTTCAAGAACCTATCCGGCCCGCAGGCTTTGCAACTCTACTATGACAGCCTCGTCAAGGCGGGCGCATCTCAGCAGGACATGACGTTCTATCTCGAAGCGATGGCATCCGATGCTACGGCGCTTATCCCATTGCTGGCACAGGGCGGGGAGGGGTTCCGCAAACTGGGTGAGGGCGCGGCCGTCATTTCGGAAGACCAGGCGGGGGGTCTCAAGGCCTATAACGACGCCATGCGAGCGTTCGGGGAGGCGGTGAAGGCTCTCACCATTGCGCTTGCGACGAGCGGGATCATCGAGTTCGTCACCGGGCTCGTCCAGAAGGGCACCGAACTGGTGCAGATGCTTGCGCAGACGAACCCGCAGATCCTGCAGTGGGGCGTCGTGCTTGGCGGTGTAGCAGCCGCTATCGGCCCTGTCGTCGTTGCTCTCGGGCTGATGCTGACGGCCGCTTCCGCGATCAGTGCTCCAGTTCTTGCCGTGGTTGCCGCAGTGGCTGCGACGACGGCCGGCATGGTGGCGCTGTATCAAGCGCTCCAGATCGCAATCCCTTACCTCCAGCAGCTTGCGGGCGACATCTGGGCGCGGATCAAGGCTGGCGTCGAAAGCACGACACAGGCCTTCATCGCCTTCAAGGATCGCGTGGTGCAGATCGCCACCGAAATCGTCAACGCTTTCATGGCTCTCCCGGCTCGCATGATGGAGATAGGCGGTCAGATCATCGACGGGCTCTGGAACGGCATTAAGTCGAAGTGGGAAAGCGTTAAGGCCGGCGTGGTCGGCATTGGCGACAGCATCACCAACAGCATCAAAAGCACCCTTGGCATTCACTCGCCTTCCCGCGTCATGCACCAGGTTGGTGAGTTCATCATGCAGGGCCTCAACAACGGCATGCAGAGCGTCGACGTGAAGTCCGGCGTAGTCGGCACGGCTAACGAGATCGAGAGCGCCTTTCAAAATATCGGGTCCTCTATCGGCGCTGCCATCGCAGGGACCAAGGACTGGAAGGACGTTCTGAAGGACGTCCTCGGGATGCTGATGCAAAGCGCCTTCTCCGGTTTTGGTGGCGGCGGTGGCGGGGGCTTCGGCGGGTTCCTTTCCAGTATCTTCGGCGGTCTTTTCGGCTTCGCGCGCGGCGGCACGATCCTTCCTGGTGGAGCCGGCGGCGTCGACAGCCAGCTTGTCATGTTCCGCAAGTCACCGAACGAGCGGGTGGACATCACAAAGCCGGGCCAGACGCTCAATAGCGGGCGCGGTGGGGTGGCTGACGTGCGGGTATTCGTGGACGAGGACGGCAACTGGCGGGCCAAGGTCGAACAAATTTCCGACAGCCGCGTGGCGAACGCTGCTCCCTCGATCATCGGTCGCGCAAATCAGAACGTCGTCCCGACCATGGCGGCATACCAGAGCAACAAGGCAGGTGCCGAATGGCGGTAATCGTCTGGCCTGAAAAGCTCCTCTCTCCGCTGGAGAGCAGAGCCTACCTCGTGCCGTTCACCCGCTCCGGTGGCCGCACCCTTGGCGGGGTAAAGCCATCGACGCGCACGGATCTCGGGCATTGGCGCATCGACATCCTGGGCATTCCGATGCACGGGCAGGATAAGCGCCGGACATGGGATGCCATCTCCGCCTACCTCGGCGGCTCGTCGGGGCGTATCGCCATTCCAGCATGGGCAATGGACAGCGCACCATATGCAAGCGGCAAGGAAGAGCCTCTGATCGAGGTTCCGCACTCTGACGGGTCAACCTTCTCCGATGGCTCCCAATACCAGCAGAACGCCATCTCTGTCGTTTCCGTTGGTGTCACGGCCATCGGCGCCACGGTCATGTCCATGCGGCTGATCAATGGCGCTGCGGATCTGTCGGGCGTTCGGTTCTCCTACAACCACGCGCTCTATCAGACAGGGCAGGTGGTTTCGGTAGAGGACGATATCTGGACGGTTCGGATCACGCCTTCCGTTCGTGAGCTTATCCCAGCAGGCGCGGATCTGGAATTCGACCGCCCAACCTGCGTCTGCAACCTAATGGAAGACGACGGAATGCAGCGCTCCATGAATGCTGATCGGTTTGAGCGCTCCAGCGTCTCGTTTGTCGAAGATACGTATTATTGGAGCCAAGTCGCGCTGGGGCTTCTCTGATGGCTTCGCTGAAGATCCTCGTTGAAATCATGCTACCCGATACGACTGTGCGGCTCTGGGACGGCTCCGGCGGCGCTTTCGTGGATGACGACGGCAACATCTACCGCGCCGCGCAGTTCACCGAAGACGCGCTGCAAAACATCGAAGCGGCCATCAACGGCGAGGCGTTCACGCTCACGCTGTCGCTAATCAATCTCGACACCTCCACAGGCGACCAGATCTGGGACTATGACGAGACCAACAGCGTGGCTGGCTCTCCCGTCGTCATCAAGCTTCAGGAACTGGACGATCACGAGCAGATCGTGGGCGATCCGGAGGTGAAGTTCACCGGCACCATCGACAACATGAAGGTGACGGACCAGGCGACTGAAGAGGACAGCCAATCCGTGGTGACGGTCGATATCGTCAACGCCTTCACGCTGCGAGTGACGACGAGCGGTGCAGTGCTGTCGGACGTCGACCAGAAGGAGCGATCGAAGCGGCTGAACCCTTCGGCGCCGCCCGACCGGTTTTGCGAGCGCGTGCCTGGGCTCCGCGAGAAGACAATCAGATGGCCGAATTGGTGACGCTTCGCGCCTTCCTGGCCGCCTACGAGCACGAGCCGTGGACGCCTGGAGAGAAGGTCGACTGCTGCCTCATCATTGCGGAATGGGCGAAGTGGCTGGGCTACCCGGACCCGGTTTCAGACTTTCGCGGCACTTATGAGCCTGGGCAGGGGCAGATCGACATCCTTGCGGCTCACGGCGGCGCGTTGCCGCTGGTCGAGGCCGCTGCGCTGTCCATCGGTGCCAGGCGTGTGGCTGTGCCGCAGGCCGGTGATTTCGGTGTGGTGGGCAGCGCCAAGAACATCACACGGCAATTTGGCGTGATCCATGACGGGCAAGGGTGGCTGACCCGCGCCCCGGACGGGTTCAAGCGCATCACCGCCAAGACGCTAGCGGCCTGGAGACTGTAATCGTGGGCATCATCGAAACGATTGCGCTGATGGTTTCGTCCATCGCGACGACGACGCTTGCCGCGAACGCGCTGTATCTCGGCACGCTGGCGTTGGCCTATGGGGGCATTGCCTATGCCTCTACGCTGTTCGTAGAGAAGCCGAAGGTTCCGAAGCCGGAGGACGGCTCCTACAACCTGAAACAGAACGTTCCTTCGCTCCCGTATGTGTATGGGACGGTGAAGAAGGGCGCTGATTATGACTTCCTTGAGGAAGTAGGCGGCGTTGCCTATCACATCTACGTCTGGTGCGGTAGGCGCATCCGCGGCTTTGTGCAGCACTACGGGCACGACAATGCGCTGACGCTAGACGGTTCGGGGAATGTCACCTCGCATTATACGCGGAAGGGGGAGCCCTACGTCAACATTCAAAGCCGCGTCGGGCTTAATGCCGAAACAGCCTATGCCGACGTTGTCTCGGCTTTCTCCCCCGCATGGACGAACGATCACCGTGGTGATGGACTGGCATCCATTCGGATGTGGGCCAAAACGCCCAAAGACAAATATTACATGGAGATCTTCCCGAACCAGATGCCGGAGCACTCGGCTATCGGTGACGGAATGCTGCTCTATGACCCGCGCAAGGATTCAACCGTTGGCGGCTCCGGCTCGCACCGCAAGTGGGATCACAACACCTGGGAGTTCTCCAGCAACATCGCGCTCATGAGGCTGGACCATCTTGCCCAGCCATTCGGCGGCAAGCTCGGTTATGAGCGGTTCCATATGCCGGAATGGATGCACGCGGCCAACGTCTGCGACCAGGTTGTGACGAACCGCACTGGAGGGCTGGAGCTTCGCTATCACGGCGGGATGTGGTTCCGCGCCAACACCGATCCTGTGGATGTTGGCAGGACGCTGGACGAAGCAGGAGAACTTGTCGTCTATGAGCGCAATGATGGGCTAATCGGCGTTCATGCCGGCGAGTTCGTGACTCCAGATGTCCGGCTGACGCAGGCGCATATCTTTGCGATCGAGGTGGACAAGAACAAGCGGCTTGCCTCCACGGTGCTTGCCGTGCGTGGTCGCTATCAGAACCCGTCGAACCACTACAACACGGAAGATGCGGCCATCTATGGCGACCCCTATGGGGAGATAGACGAGACCGAGCGGACCAAGACCTTCGACAATGCCGCCATTCAGTCCCACAATCATTGCCAGCGGAAGCAGAAGCTAACCTATATCCGCGCCAATGCCCGCCGGGTGACGATCACCGCCGATTACAGTGCAGCAAAGAACTGCGCCTATCGCCGGTTCATCCGAGTTCATTATCCGAGCCGCGGTCTTGTGGAGGCGACGATTGAGATCACATCGACGGTTTCGCTAGACCTCCGCAACATGCGGGTGAGCTTTAGCGGCATTGTCGTACCTGAGAGCCTATATGCCTTCAACGCGGCAATCGAGGAAGGAACGCCAGGCAATGCGATCCCGCCGATCGAAAGTGGAGGCGTTCCGGTGCCTACTGGCTTCACCGTCTCCGTCCAGAACGAGGTTGTGACGGGCGGCGGGACAGCGGCTTTCCTGCTGGGCTCTTGGACTGCCCTCAGCGACACGCTGCGCTATGAGATGGAATATGAGCGGACAAGCGGATCAACCGGCGTCCAGTCCGTCTTTGCTGCCGATGAGCAGGACTTCGTCAGGTCGGGATACCTTGTCGACGGGCAGCAGTATCGGGTGAGGCTTCGTGCATGGGGAGGCGGCACACCATCGGAGTGGACCGATTATCAACTCGTGACCGCTGTTGCCGATCCGACCGCTCCGGGGGTGGTGACGGGTGCCGCTGTGACTGGTGGGGCAGGGCAGGCGAACTTCTCCTGGGTGGCGCCAAACTCGGCCAACTACGCAGCGGTTCGGATCTACGTCAACACCACCAACAGCTTCTCGGGCGCCACGCTTGTGGCGACGGAATATGGCCCGCCGAATATCGCTGACGGCCGCGTCGTCACGGGTCTGACGGCCGGCACGAAGTATGGCTGGCTTGTCGCCATCAACGCGTCCGGCGTGGCTGCTGCTGAAGTCGCCACCGGCTCGTTCACAGTCACCTGACACACCTGAAATCATCAATCCTTGCCCTCTGGCTCGCGCCGGAGCGCCTTCGCATGAGGACATGACATGGCTTTGACCGCAGCCGAGGTTTACCGCGATTTCGTTACGGATGGGGTGCCTTCCTCCGAATGGCACCAGCCGAAGAAGTCCGAGATCCGCGCACTCCTGACGCGATATGAGCAGATCATCAACGCCTTCTTGTCGAATGGCGGCGTGATCTACTCCTCTTTGTCGGCGCTGAATGATGATCTCACCAAGGCCGCCAACACGATGGCGTGGGTGGCCGAAGACGCGACTGCAGCCAACAACGGCGTCTATCGCAAGATCGGCGCGTCCGGCTCCGGTTCTTGGACGCGGGTTGCCGATCTGCCATACAGCTTTATCGTTGCGACAGACGTGGGCGCTGGCACGCCGAATGCCATCCAGGCGACGTCCGCGCTGCCCATCTCCAGTTCAGCACTCGTCCTGCTCAACGTCTACGAGGCCAACACCGGCTCTCCCGTCACCGTCTCCTTCAATGGCGGATCTTCGCTGACGATCAAGACGAATAGTGGCAACGATGTTTCTCCCGGCGGGCTACAAAGCGGCATGTTGGTCGTTGGTCGTGTTTCTGGCTCGATCTTTCGCCTTGTGAGTGATCAGGTTGCGGCTGCGATCATTGCGCAGGCCGAAGCGTTGGTGCAGGAGGCGAAAGACGCTCGTAACGCGGCGGTCGCGGCAGCCGGTAGCGTCCAACGGACGGAATTTGCTACGGTTGCGCTGGCAGAGGCTTCTCAGCCGGACGCCATTCCGGCATTCGTCAGAGTGGCAGGCCTGATGTCTCCCGATGATGGCGGAGGCGGTCTGTATGGTGACCCGGCTGAGGCCGAACCGGCTATAGGGCCGAAGATCTTCATCCCCCACGTCAACCGATGGTTCACGGGCACAGAGACCGTGATGGATATCATGCGGTTTGGTGCCCGTCGCCTGGGAGCTGGCTCGACGGCCGTTGCGGCCAACAACGCTGCCTTTGCCGATGCGAAGGAATGGCTGCATGGGAGACTGATTGCGGGCGCTCTGCCTGAATTGCAGTTCGGGCCGGGCGTCTATGACTACGACGACTTTCCGAACTTCGCGAAGAACCGCGCACGCGTGATCGGACAAGGCGAAGTGAAACTGCGCTTCCACGGGTCCGGCCCTGCGCTGGTTCTCGACGGGCAGGCACAAACGACGACACCGCCCTATTCTGATGGCGTATGGGAGATGAAGTTTAAGGGGTTCCAGGTAGAGGCGCCGCAATCTGCCTTTGGTGATGGGATCGTCATCAAAGCCATTCATGAGAGCGATTTCGATCTTGAATGCAGAGGGGCCCGATTGGCCGGCCTCCGGCTGCATTGGCTGGTTTCATCGCGAATTCGCTACCGTTGCGCTGGGAACGGCTTCGGCTGGTATGACAACAACATCGCTGATTATGCAATCTTCATCGATGACCACGATACACCGCTAGACTTTAACGATGATGGTCAGGAAGACTATACCGCTACGTCCTTCACGAGGATCCATTTCGACACCACGGGAACAGTGTACGGGATCTGGGCAGCGCAATCGAACGGCAACATGCTTATGGGAACCGCTCAAGCCCACCAGCAGACCGGCATTCTTTTGGCTGGCCCGTGCCAGGATAACGTTATTTTCAATTCTGATTTCGAGGTAAATGCGGTCTACGACATACATATTCAGGGGAAAGGAAACACTGTCCGTGACAGCGTTACTCTCAAGTCTGTTCAAATCGATCTAGATGCGAGGGGGAACAGGATCGAGGGTGGCGTTCATTCGAAAATAACTCTCGGCCCAGCGACGACAGGGAACGTGATCTCCACCAAGTTGGTAGCGCGTTCTGGAGACGGGACAATCTCTGATAGCGGGTTCGGGAACGTGATCGCTGGCACGTGGGATGACGTGAATACGAGGGTCTGGAAGAGGCCAAAACAGACACTCACCGTTACTCCATCTGGTACGTTATATGCGTACCAAAACCCTTACGGTGATCCGCTTGTGATCAGCATAACAGGAGGCACAGTAGCGTCCATCTCGATCAACGCCGAACAAGTTGGAGGCGCGACTGGCGGCCAGTTCTTGCTTCCCCCCGGTGCGGTCGCTCAATGGGACGCCACTGTAGCGCCAACAGTCAAAGTCTGGGGCTTGTGATCGGTCTGGTTGACGCGGGTAGATGTCGTCTCCTTGCGTCAGATATAGTTCTTGCAACCAGTTTATTTACTGGCTGTTCAAACAGCGCATAGCTGACGATCGACACGAGGGCGGTCATCACGAGCGCTAGCGCCACAAAGCAAGCCGCGCCAATGCTCCCCACCATCGGCCAGTACATGGCGAGCAGCGCATAAACAGGCACATGCCACAAGTATGTTGAATAGCTAGCATCCCCCGCTCTCGCGAACACCACGGGTACTTGCAGCCCCCTCCGTTCAAGAGAGAGAAGCGACCAAAGGATTAAAGCGCTAGGGAGTCCATAGCCTGACATCCTGAATATCTCGACGTTCCCAATCGGGGCAACAAGCACAAACGTCGCCATCAGCCACGTGAGACCCAGACAAAGCAGCAAGTAGGGCGAGATCTCTATTTTGTATTTGTGAAGAGCCCCGACTGCCATGCCCATCAAAAATTCTGCCATCAACGGGATAGTGAACCACGTCGCAGGGAGAACTCCTTCGCTAGTTAAAAATACGGAACCTGCGAGAGCTATGGAAGCGACCGCGAATCCCGTGCCGATACTGCCGTGGAATAGGAAAAGCACTGCGGCAACGATACAATAAAAGCGGATTTCGAAAACCAAGGTCCACGCAACTGGATGAGCCTCTGGCATATCGATCAAAAGGAGTGAGCGGAGTAGATAGGAGAGGTCCGCTGGCACTGTGGCGGCGCCCACTGAAACGGTACATAGAGCGGTAAGCCAGAATAGCGGAAAGATCCGTGCAAATCGCTTTATCAGGAATGTTGCCGTCGCCCACAGCCGTCCGTCGCGATGTCCGCCGCTCGTGACAAGGAACATGATCGTGCCACTTATGACAAAGAACATGTCCACGCCGGGATGTTTGCCCAGCGACGCCCAATATGCGACTCCCTCTATTCTCGTGGGATGTCCGTTTGCGCCTTGTGACGCAACGACAATATGACCGAAAGCAACAGACCATGCGGCGACGGCTCTCAATGCCTGTATAGCTTCAGATTTTGTACTACGCGGTGTGGATTGAACTGACATTCCGTATCCCCCCTTTTGCATAGCACTACTCTGCAGGTGTGTGGGTGGCAAGGCGACTAGCCAGTCATTAACGCCTACTGCACCTTCCTACCCCTAACCACTAACACCGACTTCATCACCCGCGCCGTGTCGGGCCGGCTGCCATCGCCATTGCAGATGATGCAGGGCATGCCGGCGCCACCGCAGCCGCATGCCTTTGGGCCGTTCCATGGGCGGTCGGGGTGCTGTTCGCATACCCATCCGGTGTTGTCGCAGATCTCGCATCTCATCGGCTGAGCATAGCCGAAGACTGATCAACCGAACATCAGGAGAATGCCAATGAACTTCGTTGGTAGCGCGTTGCCGTTGTCTGACGGCGACGTGAGAACCATTGCGGGCTATCTCGGCTGCGAGGTTGCTGCTGTCCGTGCGGTCCTCCAGATCGAGGCAGCGGGCAAAGGTTTCGATAGCAAAGGGCGCCCGAAGATGCTCTTTGAGCCTCACGTCTTCTATCGTGAGCTTGGACCTGGAGCAAAACGAGACAGAGCCGTCAAGGAAGGTCTGGCCTATGCCAAGTGGAAGGCAGGCGCATATCCGGCCGATAGCTACCCACGGCTCGAGAAGGCCATGGCGATCGATCCTGCTGCGGCTCTTCGGGCGGCCTCGTGGAACCTGGGCCAGGTCATGGGCTTCAACCACAAGGCCGCTGGCTTCGATGATGTCTTCTCCTTCGTGGAGGCGATGAAGTATTCGGAAGGGGCTGGGCTTTATGCGATGGCCCGCTTCATCGTGTCGAACGGTCTACAGCGTCATCTCCGGGCGAAAGACTGGGCCTCCTTCGCGAAGGGCTATAATGGCTCAGGATATGCCAAGCACGGCTATCACACGAAGCTCGCTGCAGCCTACGGCAAGCGCCCGGCGTCGGAGAAGTTCATTCCGCCCCCTGCTACCGCTGCGGAGATCGCGGAACTGATCGGACAGGCCGACCCTGCCACCGCACCCATCCCGGCTCCTAAGCCTGCCAGCGTACCTCCCACACCCACGAAGCCCGCCGCGAAGCCATCAACCGGCACTGCCGCCGCTGCTGGCGGTATCCTGGCGCTCATCGCCGCTGCCGTCGCTTACTTCTCCGATTGGTTCCAAGGATTATTCTAATGGGTACTGCTGCATTCGCGGCCATCGCCGCTCGTCTCATCCTGCGGTACGCCGCCGGCTTCTTCATCGCCAAGGGTCTGCTTGCCCCCGACATCGGGCCAGAACTCGCAAACGACGTTGATCTGCAGGCCATGATCGAGGTCGGCGTGGGGCTTGTCATGACCGCCGCCGCTGAGGCGTGGTTCTACATCGCCAAGCGCATGGGGTGGGCCACCTGATGCTGGCCTTACTCGCAAATCCTCTTGCACGGGCGCTGGGTGGCCTTGTGGTGGCCGGTCTCGTTATCGGTGGCGCGTACACCTACGGCAAGAGCATCGGCCGTCAGGGAGCCGCTGTGGAAGCTCTGGAGCGATCCGTCGAAGTCCTTCGGGAAAGGAAAGAGATCAATGAAACCGTATCTGCTTCTGATGCTGCCGCTCTTTGCGGTGATTACGGGCTGTCAGACGAGGACGAGCGCGAATGTGTGCGACGGATTCGAGAAGCTTCGTCCCAGCCTTGAGACGTCTGTAACGATCCTCAAGAGTGATCGACCGTTCGCAAATCAGGTCGCCAGCCATAACAGGCATGGCGAAAGACAAGGCTGCTGGAAATGACCCGCCGCGGCTTCAAGCTCTACCTGATCGGCGCGGCCTGCGTGATCGTCGTCGTCTGCTTCGGCCTTCTGTTCGTGCCTCAGTGAGACTGCAATGGATGAACTGATATCGAAGCTTGGCGAGTTCTGGGGCCCGGCCGGCATTATCTGCGCTCTTGAGGCACTGGTGATCGTCTACCTCTACAAGGGGCGAGAGGCTGACCGGAAAGCCTATGACGCTGCGTTGCGAGAATCCACTGACAGCAACACCGAAACCCTGAAGCTGGTTATCCCCCTGGTGCAGAAGATGACTTCCACGCTCGATGTCACGCTCCCGGTGCTGATGTCGAAGATCAACGGGGGCGACAGATGAGCCTCATGTCCTGGCTAAAGCCCTCCAAGCGGTCGGTTTCGACCTTCGCTCCGCCATTGATCGAAAAAGAAGAGAACAAAGCCCTCAAGGCTGAACTGGCGCAGGAGGTCGTAACCTTCGAACGCCGCCGTCACACTGTCCAGCAGATCGCAGAGCAAGCCTTGCAGCGCATGAAAGAGGGGCACCCGGGATGAAGCGACTGAAATCAAGCATTGCCGCGTGGTCGGCTCTATTCGCAATCGTCGCATTCTCTCTGGCGGCTGCATTCCTACCTGAGGACGGCGTCCGCAATATCGCCTATTCCCTCGTTGCCGGCATCACGGCTGCAGGGGTGATCCGCTGGGCTCCGGACTCGGCACGGGCCTTCCGAAGCGGCAGGGCAGGGCCGGAGTTCCTTCTGGTCGGTGTCTTCTCCGTCATGGCGATCGTCTTCCTGCATCGCATCTGGGTCATGCTCATCACCTACTTCCCGGCGGTCGAGCAGAAGATGGTGACGCATTTCGTGGTGTGGATGCTGGCATGGGCCTGCAGCCTTATCCTCGTAGCGCCTGATGTAGAGGATGGCGTCATTGCCCAACGGAGCTACGTGCTGATCGGCCTCGCACTCTTCATCGCCGGGGCTGTATCAGGGGCAACCGTGGCGCTGTCGCTGGGCTAAAGCGCGTTCATCGCCTCGATATCGTAGGCCAGCCCGCACCTGTCATAGTATTCATTCCCTACCTTCTCGCAGCCTTCAGCCGCGGCAATCTTCGGACGAAGCTCTGGGAGGCGGATGTCTCCGATCTTCCTCAGCATGGCCGTTGCATCGTACTGCTTGCGTAGCTCGCACTTCTTGCACAGCACGATCACCTTGCGGCCGGCGAAGTCGGACAGGCGTGGGTCTGGCGGCTCGTCGTCGGGGAGGGGCTTTCGGCGCATGGCGGTATCTCTCGTGTTGAGACCGCCGCATCGGTCGTGGTTTGCCCGCCGCCACTCGGGTGGAGAGGAGATGTCCCAGCGAGCCGGAAACGTCAAGAGAGATTCGCGGTGTTACCAGTCCTTCAAACCGCTAGGCTCTTGCGATGGCTCTGTCTCGCTTCTCTCCCCTAGTTCGTACTGTTCAACATCCTCTCGCCTAATCCGTAGAAGCTTCCCACCCAGCCTGAAACTTGGGATCTCCCCACGATCGATCATGTTTCGGACGTGTCGCTCCGAACAGTGCCATCGCTCCGCCAACGTTCGAGGCGTGAACGCTTTGCTTTGTGCTTCATCGTTCATCGGCTCCGCCCCCGGCCTAGCTTTTCTCGTACCTTTGCTCGCTCAAGCGCCTTCCAGGCAGCAGCGACATCGCTCGAAACTGGTTTGGGCGCTACAGGGGGCTTCGTCGCCTCAAGAAGAGTAGCAACATCCTCGTGCCTCATGACCATCCTGTTGCCTAAGATGCTGCATGCCCCCAATTTCCTAGCTAGTTGGCGGACCTTACGGGGGGACCAGCCGAAATGCTTAGCGACTTCCTCCGGGGTGAATATGTCTGGCAGCATTCATCGGCTCACAAGACTGGTGACATAGCCGGCCCAACTGGCCAGTGCCTCTCTCTTCTCTTCAGCATACTCATACCGATTGTAGACGCGGGCAACCCCTTTGATCGTCCCGCTCTGGTGGTTCAGCACAGCCTCAACCACATGAACCGGAACGCCTAGACGGGCCATGCCGCTGGCCGCTGTCCGTCTCAAGTCGTGCAACGTCCACGGCTCTATCTTCACGGCGTCCGGGTCTTCTCCCCTCTCTACAGCCTCCTGGCGGGCTATTGCCAGCATCTCGGTATCAATGGCTTGCTTGCCTTTGGAAAAGCCGCTGATGGGTGTCTCGCCAGTCGTGGTGAGCAGGTACTTCTTCTTTGCGTCGGTCTTTACCTGCGGAACGGACTCGATCACGGCCAGGACAGCGGCCGGCAGAGGGACGTAATGTTCCTTCCCGTTCTTCGTCCTCGGCTTCGGGATAGTCCAGATTTGGTCATTGCCCGAAAGCTGGAACTCGTTGCGCTCTGCATTGGCGACTTCATTGCGGCGCTGCGCCGTCAACAGCAGCAGCTTGACCAGGGAGCCGAACGGCCATCCCTGCTTTTCGCAGGCCATCCAAAGCAGCCGGATCTCATCATCTGACAAAATCCGTTCTCGGGTCTTCTCTGGCGCCGGCGGGTTGATCCTCTTTGCCATCGGGGACGTCGGGATGATGTCACGCTCGGCGCACCATCCGAAGAACTTGCTGAGTAAGGCAAGGACGCGGTTTGCCATCGTTGGCGCTCGATCTGCAATCTCGTCCAGCGCCTTGATGATTTCGTGACGAGTGATGCTTACGACCTCACGCTCTCCCCAGCGCGGCCTGACTTCCTTTTCGATGATGCGCTTGTTCTCGGTTACGGTCGCCGGCCGGTTCTTCTTCTCGACGTGCCGCTTGATGAAGTCGTCTAGCGCATGGCTCACTAGAACACCCGCCTCGGGCACGTCCGCCTTGCGCCTGATCTTCTCCGCGGCTGGATCTCTCCCCTCTGACACGGCACGTAGCTCCCTGCTGGCTTCTTCCCGTGCCTCTGCCAGGCCATAGGCTGGATACGCGCCCAAGGTGTGCTTCTTCGGCTTGCCGTCGAAGCGGTAGCGGATGGCCCAACTCATGGAGCCTGACGGCTGCACAATCAGGTAAAGGCCGGACAATCCACCGTCTGCAATCTCCTGCCGTGCGGCCTTCGGCTTGAGGGCTTCGATCGCCTTGACGGTAAGGGCTTTAGGCATGTTCTTCCTTGGGGTAACGCTGGGGTAACAAAAACCGCCGATAGGTGATGTTATGTTGCGTTACTAACACAGGCTACTGCATGGGGCGCAAGGCCAGCGGAACAAGGATTCTGGGGATAGATTCGGTTAGGTTTTGTGGCCCTATGTTAGACGGCTCCACCTGATTTGTAATCAGGGGGTCGCGGGTTCGAACCCTGCCGGGGGCACCATTTCAACTTCGTTGGCTGCGACGGCTGCTAACACCTTGAACGGCGACGTGGTCTCCGCGGTTCGAAACCCCGATTCCGGGTCGTATTGAAGATGCTCCGTGAAACCGGTTTCCGCACAGCTGGTGACGCCGCCAGTGATGTACGTGCCGCTCTCGTTGATCCTCATTTCTGACACTGTTCATGCCGTTTATGGAGGTCATACCCACCTCTGGCTCTATCGCTTCGGCGATCATTGGGTGTGTCGCAGCAGGGCTGTTGACGCGTGATGGGTGCTTGTTGCGATATCCGTCCCGCTACTCGCCATGGTTCCTGCTGTAGCTTGGTACTTCGGGTTTGGTGGCCAGTAGGGCGCGTACGACGCTCGTGAATGAGCCTCCTGAAACCTTGGTCGCTTAGCGGTGTTCGTCTATCGGGTCTACCGATCGAGAGAACTCGTCTCACCGACCGCCGAACGTCAGGAAGGCCGAAGCCAGTGACTGAACAGCCGGATTGCGAGAACAAGACCGAAGCGCGCAAGCTTGCCGAGGAATATGTCCGCCTCCGTGGGCGCCGGAAGTCAAAGATCGACGACAACATCACCGACATCCGCAAATGGGAAGCCGATCCTCCGGAGGCGGAAGCGTTCTGGATGGGTAAGATCCAGCCTCTTGATGAGGAGCGGCGCAAGGAGGTCGAGTTCTTCCTGCCAAGCATCAACAACCCATGAACAGCGACTGCTGCAGCATCGGAGCAAGGACATGAAGGTCGATCTGAAGAATGCGGTGGTGGTGATCACGGGAGCCTCCAGTGGAATAGGCGAGGCGACAGCCCTGGCATTTGCGCGGCAGGGGAGCCGTCTGGTCATTGCGGCACGTGATCTGGATGCTCTCAATGCCGTTGCCGAGGATTGCCAGCGTATGGGCGGCGAGGCCATCGCCGTGGAAACGGACGTCACCGATGCCGATGCCGTTAAACGGCTCGCCGAGCGGGCGATGACCTTCGGCAGGATCGACATCTGGGTCAGCAATGTCGGCGTCGGCGCCGTTGGACGGTTCCAGGAGACGCCGATCGAGGCGCACGAACAGGTCATCCGCGCTAATCTGATCGGACATATGAACGATGCCCATGCGGTGCTGCCGATTTTTCTCCAACAGGGCTACGGGATTTTCGTCAACATGATCTCGCTTGGAGGATTTGCCGCAGCGCCGTTCGCCGCCGCCTACAGCGCGAGCAAGTTTGGCCTGCGTGGCTTTTCGGAGGCCCTACGCGCTGAATTGGCGGACCAACGCAATATCCACATCTGCGACATCTACCCCGCCTTCGTCGATACACCGGGCATCAGCCACGGCGCGAACTATGTCGGGCGAAAGATGAGCGCGCCTCCGCCGCTTGTTGATCCGCGAGATGTGGCAAACGCCATTGTGGGCGTTACCCAAGCACCGAGGGCCACGACCACCGTGGGGTGGGTCACCAACGCGGCGCGACTTGCCCACCTGCTGGCGCCCAACCTGTCGACCCGGATCCTCGGGCGGTTCATGGCTTCCTATTTCAAAAGAGCAGATCGCGTCGCACAGAGCAGCGGGAATGTCTTCTCGCCGCCGTCCGAACCTGGCGGAATCGACGGAGGGATGCGATCGCCGAACCGATTTGCCAGCCACCCAATCATGTTCGCCATGCTTGCGATTGCGGCCATGGCGGGTGGTGCAGCGGCGGCCGAAGCATTCCGACGACGTCATAGATGA